CGTTGGGGTTGAAGTTGTTTGCTTCTCTTCCTCGTCCGCTCTGTAATCAGATGCTGATAAAACTGAAGGTGTTTGCAAAGAACCTGTTTTGCCTCCAAATAACTCTGTAATACCGAATTCAGGCAACCCGAACCAGTTACCGCTCCCATAATATCCTAATGGCATTTCACTTCACCTCCTTAAACAAAATTAAATAAAAACGAACCGCCTTTTAGCTCGGCGGCGGCTACCTCAATTGCCATAGCCGTACAATTCACTCCTGCGCTGCTCCATGTCCAATCAACCGTATTGTCATTCTTTTTCCATTCAGAGTTATATGACGGGTCTCCCGTATCTTCTGCAATTTGTGTAAATCCACTACCTACTGTGGCATCGACCGCAGCCGATGTTGCTACAAAGCCCCATGCTACGTTTCTGGCATCGGCGAAAGCAGAAAGTGTTACTGTTATTCCTGTTTGCGTTCCCGTATTTGTTGCTCCTGCATCTTGCACTACAGCATCCGCCCCATTTGTTCCCGTTGTGAGAACGCCGTCCCATTTATGAACAACCACACGAATATAAGTTTGTGTGTTTGTACAGTCTGCCACTATGGTCTCGGATATCTCAGAAGAATCTAAAGACCTAAAAAGAGTCATTCTTGTTAGGTTATCAGCAGTAAGCTGAGTATCTATTTGTGTCCAGGTCTTTGCTGTTCCTGTACAGGTTGGTAAATCGGCAGTACCGGAACCAACCTCGTTCCATACACCTATTGTTATTAGTTGGTTTGCAGGAAAAGTAAGTTCTGCGGTCTCGTGAGATGTTGCACTGTTACTTCCTACATTTGCTAGATTTGCTACTGTTATTGCCATAGTTTCCTCCTATATGTTTTGCCCTACTATATAACCAGAATACGTTGTGGCATTTGATGGTATAAAACCAAATGTATCTCTTTTATTAGCTGTTGTTGTAAGTGTTGGGGCTGTAGCATCTACCCAATAAACTGTTGGTTGCCACGTAAGTGTTCTTGACCCAGTACCGTCTTGTACTACATGCACCAAAAACGGTTTTCCAACCTCAGCGTTTATTACACGGATAACTCTGTTATCCCCAAGCGTTACCTCAAACTTATCTGATAAAGAACAATCAAAAGTAATCGTTGCTGCGTCGGCTGCTGTTAGTTGCATAGGAGCTAGATTTCTCGATATAGATGTTCCGCTAGCCATGTGTACTCCGTATAGTCCTAAATGAAGTGTGGATACAGAGGCAACAGAACTTACCGCTAAGTTCTTAGCTTCATAATAATTACTTTCCATTCTTGCAACCGAAGCTACAGAAGTTACTGCAAGCCTGGGTGTGTGTGCTAACGTTGTAACTGTGGCGGTTCCAACATGAATGCCGGTGCCATCAGAATTTATCGCTGTGTTTACTCCTGTATAGAACCCAGCCCACATCCCAACGGTCAATACCGCCTCTACTAAAGCCCCATCGTTGTGGCTTCGTGCCGTTGAGTTATCTGCTGCTCTAGTACAGCCAGTCAAATCGTTTCCTGATATACCAGTATAACTAATTACTTCACGAGAGTTTGGCGTGGCGTTGCCGTTGCCGTCCTCTCTATCTACTACTATATACCCCGGTGCCTGCAGCTTGGAGGCATCGTTTAGGGTTATAGTATCGACACTATCGTTAATCGAACCGTTAAGAGTGGTCGATACGTAGTTGTCTGTTGGTGCTTGATAATAAGCCATATGACCTCCTTATACCTTCCAAGACGAAGGAATAGAACCTTTTCCTTGCACCTTGGCATTTATACGAACCCCTAACAGTTCGTAGTTGTCACCCGCATCGTCTGTGCGGATGTCTAATTGAATACTTCTTCCTGTTTTATTTAAAAGCGCCCATCTTACTAGGTCGTTTATATCTGTGGCAGAACCACTCTCTTCTGAATCTCCCCATAGGGTATTCCCCCACTGATCTGACGCCCAGCCGGCATCTGTTGACGTTGTTGTAAGAGTAAAGTTCTTAGCAGTAATAACATTCCCGTCTCTTTCCTCCACCCTAATGTTCACGTCAACGCCTCCCTGAACACTTCTAAAGTTTAAAAATAGATCCCTAATAGTTTTGAAAACTGACCAGTCGCCAAAATCCTCTTTCTTTGTTCTTAAAATAGTAGTAAAAGCGGCTCCTTTATCTGCAGAATAACCGGAGTTAAACTCAGAAACGTAACTATCGTCGTTGTCTCCCGCTAGCCATTGTTGTGCTCCGGCAGAGTCGTAATAAACATGCCACTGCCTAATCCCGAAAGGTGTAATCCAAGGGGCAGTCCAAGCAAGACGTTCTCTGTCGTAAACTATAGACTTTTTAACAGTCGGGAAACTTAAAATGTACCTTTTGTCTATATACTCGGCACACGCATTCTGTAGATCCGCGTAGCTAATGTTTTCGAAAAATGGCCTGATTCTTGCACTAACCTCGTTTGTTCTAAGCACATTTAAAATGTTGGGTTCGTACCCCAACACATAAACACCATTTCTCGTTAAGAAAAACACATCGTTCTCAACAGGCACTACGGTTTTACCTGAGATAGCTCCGTGAGAATATGTTATTGCTTGAACGCTTGGGCTAGCAATTGTCCAGTTTCCTATCTCCACAGTGCCTATGGTTAGTTCCCAAATACTTTTCTCCTTGAAGACTATAATTTTGTTTTGGAATACAACAAGACCGGTTATATTGTCCCCGCTATCCACGTCAACATCTATAAATCCGCCCCCCTGAGACCAGTGGAATTTCTCAGAGTTTTGCAACTTGCCCGAGAAAATAACCCTAGACTTCTTGTCGGATAGTTTGGCCATAACAAGCCTGTTGTCGTGTCTGATTATAAATTCAGCAGTCGGTCCTCCTGTTGAGTCTGCTGTTGGCGGTTCTGCAAGTTCTGCAGGCTCATTTGTTCCATCATCCTCATACAGAAGGGTCGAGCTATTCACCCGTGACAAGAACCTTTCATTTCCCTCATCTCTACCATAAATAACGTAACCTTGTACACCAGAAGAAGGGCTGGAGGTTGTCCAGCTTATATGTACTAGGGTGTCGGATATTTCCTGCGGTAGATTAGCAAGAGTTGCGCTGTCGCTAGCAAGAGTTTCTCCTACCTCGTTTTCTGCAGACACTCTCCATGAATACGTGAATGTTCCAGAAACTCCCGAAATATTGGTAATTTGTATATTTGAAGGTACTGATAATGTGGCAAAAGAACTTATCGTAGTTCCATCATATTTCTTGAAGGTGTCTTGCCCGTTGACGATATACATTTTATCGTTTAACTGAACCATTTGAGCGTCATAGCCAGAAACCCAGCTTGCACCGGAGATCAATGTATAGCTAGCACCGGACTTTTTTGTTAGCATTCCCCAGTCGGTTATTGCTAAAAGTTCATTCGTACCATCGGTAGTATAATAGCCTTTAAGCCCTCTTACTGCTCCTGTGGCTCCGGCCAAGAAGTAATTAGCACTGCCCCATCTTCTTGTTGGAACACCAGAACCAACGAGCATAATATTGTCTGCTTGAGAAAGCTCGTTGGATTTTAACTCCGTCTCTCTTAGAAGCGTGTTTAATCCGCCTCTAAAAGCATCCCAGCTAACTGCCTTCTCCCTTCCAGGCTTGTATTTAGGAACCCTTTGATTAAAAACAGGCATTAACTATCCTTTCCAATACGGAATCCGTATCTGGCTTCCTCATATGTTTGGATTCTGTCGTCATAGGAATAGCCCTTTGTCTGCTCAAATTCCAACATCCTAGCCAAAATCTTGTCTGCCTCTGCTTTTGCTTGAGGAAATCTTCCATCATCTCTTGCCTCCCAAACGTACGCTACCGTTCTCTGAGATAAGTAATTCGGGTCTGGACACATGGAAACGTTGTCTCCACTTACTAAAGATGCCGCCGTTGACCAATAAGAATAGTAAATGGAAGCTCCCGAACCGTGCGTGCCGGGATTTACAACCATGTTGTAGCTACCTGGGTATCCGAGAACATAGAAATACTGCTCCGTGTCATTATATTGCCCCCTCATCTCAGGACTAACCTGTGGGTAAGTGTGCTTGGTGTTTGTGCCATCACAAATTATAGGCGAGGCATCGAACTTTCTAAAGTCTGCAGGCAGGCTAACAGTAACGTTTCCTGTTGCTTGACTGGTTAGAGTATTCACCTCTTTATACAAGGAAGGCCATTGGTATGCTTCTTGCCACTCTTGCTGGGCCATATTTATATACTTCAAATAGAGATCCCAATCATCTCCCCCCTCTGTAGGGCCATCAGCATCTTGGGCTACGATCGCATGTATTCTTTTTTGTAATTCTGTTACATTAACTGCCATTTTTCCTTTCTAAAAGGCTAGTGGGGCCAGCAATGCCTAGCCCCATGCCCTTATGCCATAGTTGGGTAAACAGGAATCCATCCATAGGTATCCCCATACTTGACCCTGATCTTCGCTGACACGGTTGCTGAAGCAGAAGCTGTAGAAGTTATACAGGTTCCTGCAAACTCTAAAGCAGGTGCCGAAGCTCCTGAAGTTGATACTTTTAATGCTGCTACGGTTGCGCTAGACAACACGTCTTTCTTGACTTCAACAACGTTTGATGCTGAAGCTGCGCTTCTGAAATCAGCCGCTAAATATCCTGCACCAACAACATATAAAGCTGTTGTTGGACAAGAGACTGCTGACAGCTGGTTTCCTGTTCCTCCTGCGTTCTGGAGCTTTAAGACATTTCCAGAGGAGGTGTTCTCTAAAAGAAGAGTCGGCTCTGAATCGTCATCAATAAGAACAGACCCAGTAGCAGAGTTCAAATTTATTACTTTTGTCATAACTAATCACCCCTTTCTTAAATTAACTAGTTCTTACTAACACAACGTCGGGATCTAAAGACCTCCAAGCGGTGCCCACCTCTTGGGGAACTGACTTTTCCTCATTTCCTGATATCGTGTATATATTGTTATCAGGGCCCTGGAATTCCTTTCTGAAGTTATTAGCCGTACGATCGTTGTTCACTGTTCTAGTAACAGTAGCGCCACTAAGATTATTCTCATAGTAATAGTCGCTGATCTGGATTACCTCGATACCTGCCATAGTGTTCCTTTCTTTAAATAAATAAAAAACCCGATACTTGCTTGCAAGGTTGTTGCATTCAAATATCGGGCTCGAAGTTTTTCTTCTTTTGCCGTCTTTTGTCAAATGTTACAAAATACTATCGAAAATGTCAACTCAACTCAAGATATTCTCCAGTGTCTATCCATGCGGCGAACCTACCCCTATTAACAATGAATATTTCTTCATACCCTGGAGGTGGGGACGGGCTTGCCGATGCCGATGGAGATATCGAAGCACTGGGACTAACCGAAGCACTGGGGCTAATACTAGCGCTTGGACTCCTGCTTGCGCTTGCTGAAGCTGATGGGCTTATAGATGCGCTTGGCGATACCGATGCGCTGGGGCTAACAGACGCTGATTCTGATGCGCTCGGAGACACCGAAGCCGATGGTGACACAGATGCTGATTCTGAAGCCGAGGGGCTTATGGAAACACTTTCACTTGCCGACGGGCTAACTGAGGCAGACTCCGAAGCTGACGGTGAAAGGCTCGCAGATTCGCTCGCACTAGGTGAAATACTAGCTGAAGGGCTTACACTGGCCGATTCGCTTGCACTGGGGCTTACTGATGCAGATTCACTTGCCGACGGCGATACGGAGGCAGATTCACTTGCGCTAGGACTTTTTGACGCACTGGGTGAAATACTGGCAGACTCAGAGGCGGATGGAGACAAAGACGCACTCTCGCTGGCACTCGGCGATACAGATGCGCTCTCTGAAGCACTTGGACTTACTGACGCACTTGGTGATATTGAGGCAGATTCTGATGCACTAGGACTAATGCTAGCAGACGGAGACAAGGAAGCAGATTCAGAACCAGAAGGGCTGATAGAGGCGCTGGGAGAAACTGATGCGCTTTCGGAAGCACTTGGGCTTAACGACGCCGATTCCGATGCCGAGGGACTTATGCTCGCCGATGGACTGACAGACGCTGACTCCGACTTTGAAGGACTTATCGACGCTGAGGGGCTTACAGAGGCCGAAGGACTAATTGATGGAGATTCGCTAGATATTTCAAATGTTACCTTCCAATAATCTGTCGATAGTGTTGTTATCCCTCCTGAAGGAGACGCACTAGATGACGGCGAAATACTAGCACTAGGTGAGATGCTCGCAGATTCTGAAGCAGAGGGGCTGAGCGATGCTGACTCCGAAGCACTGGGACTAACCGAAGTACTTGGGGATATGCTTGCACTTTCAGACAACGAGGGGCTTACACTAGCCGAAGGGGATATACTAGCACTTTCCGACAAGGAAGGGCTGATGCTTGCACTAGGACTAACAGACGCCGATTCAGAGGCTGATGGCGAAATACTCGCAGACGGACTGACTGATGCACTTTCGCTTGCACTTGGGGATATGCTCGCAGACTCGCTGGCACTTGGGCTAATAGAAGCAGACGGAGAGATAGATGCTGACTCTGAGGCTGACGGTGATGTGGAAGCTGATGGAGAAACCGACGCCGACTCAACAGGGCCAGAAGGTGTATAGGTGGCATAGATGGAATAATTTTTGTCGTCTGCAGTGTCTGTACATGCCCATGTGTTTTCCGCCTTTGCAGTTGAATACCCAGATGCTCCATTAAAACTCTCAGCATATCTATGCCTAGAAGTTCCAGTTCCATCATAAACTACATACATATAACCATTGCTCTCTGTCATATCCGCACCGTTACCTACTGCTGCCAAAATATAATCATCTGCCGAAAGTTCTTCTGATGAAGCAGTAAAGTCTATAAACGCCTGCGTAGTACTCAGGGAAACTTCTAAATTTTCAATTCCTACTACCTTTCCATGAACATTACTCCCGCCACTATCTTCTCTGTAAATTGCAGCATAAACATCTGCGGTTGTACTAAAATCTGTTTTTATGCCAACAGTTATTTTGTCTAAAGTTCCACTTTCTCCGAGACTGTGCGCAATTCCATACATTTGTTGATATGCCGAACCGCCCAAATTCCCTGCTATATATCCAGAGGTAGAACTTCCTAATGTTGTATACCCAAACGTATCATTACTTCTTATCGGATAAACCGCATTATCTAAAAAGTCTTGTGGTATCGTTACCTCATAAAGCCCCGTGTCCGTATCAATGTGTAAATCTCCCCATACCCAATTATCATTAGCATCTATAATCTTAGGTCTGTAAATATGGCAAAACTTACCAACCTTATAATCTATACCATCAGCAGGATTTATTCCTCCCTTAGTTTTATGATAAACAGCATAAGAACCAACAACATTGTCTGGTCTAATATCGCCCCTATCTATTTCTTCTTGGGTAAGTTCGGGCTGGTAGAAAAAGTCAAGCCCTTTAGTCTGTATTGAAAATGTCAGTTTGTTAGTAGCAGGTTTTTCTTCTAATATGTATTCAAATTTAAAAGCACCTTCCTTATACTCATCGTTAGGGTCTACATGGTAAAACTCATATCCTTTTTTACTTCCCCTATACCTTACTTTATTAGCGTACCTACCAACACTGGGCAGTTGCATCTCCTCTGCTCTGACAGACAGATTAACCTCGTTGTCCCACCTCATTAGTTTCATTTGTGGAATGAATTTAGCTTGCTTTGAATCACCAATTTCTACTTCTATCCTGTCTTTAGGATCGTCTTTTGGTACTCCCTTATAGTGTTGTGTTTGGTTAAAATATTCTAAATTCATGGCGCTAATTGATAAACCCTACAAGTAACTACATTACTGCCGTCTACATAGTTTGTAGTATCGGCTATTTGTCCCGTAAGTGTAAAATCCTCATCTGCTCCTGCATCGCTCTCTGAATCAACATTTTCCCAACCCGGTGTATCATAGTTATATATTTGCAGATAAACTGTTTCCGAAGAAGGTGCTGACGAAGATTTTCCTATCCACTCAAGCGTTATTGATCCCGCATCCCCTATAAAGTCTTTAAATTGAAATATTGCGTAGTCATCTGTTGCTGCTGTTTGGTCTACATAAGTACTATCCTCTACGTCAACATCCAAATAATCCTGAGCTTCAAAATTCGTTTCTAATGCTGAATCATCTGCAGGTAAGGCGGCATAATCTCCCATTGTATACATCTCATATCCTGCACTTGGTGAAGCTGAGGGACTTACCGAAGCCGAAGGCGAAACACTAGCACTCTCAGAAGCTGACGGAGAAATACTGGCACTAGGAGACAACGACGCCGATTCGCTTTCCGATGGCGAAATCGAAGCGCTCGGACTGACCGACGCACTCTCCGAGGCAGACGGCGATACACTCGCTGATGGAGAGATGGAGGCACTCTCAGAGGCCGAGGGAGAGATACTAGCGCTAGGAGATACCGACGCAGACTCGCTTTCTGAAGGACTAATACTAGCAGACTCAGAAGCAGATGGACTGATAGATGCGCTGGGAGATATCGAGGCTGACTCTGATGCTGAAGGGCTTATACTAGCACTTTCACTAGCAGATGGGGAAACACTAGCTGATGGGCTGATTGATGCGCTTTCACTAGCTGATGGAGATACAGAAGCACTTTCTGAAGCTGAGGGGGACACACTTGCCGATGGAGATACCGATGCGCTCTCGCTCATTGATGGTGAGATTGATGCACTCTCACTGGCTGAGGGAGAAATGCTGGCTGATGGCGAACCACTTGGCCCCGCTGGATATGCCCCATCTACCGAGTAACAAACATAATCCCAATAGTGTTCATAAGTAGCGCTAGCAAACGAACCAAACTCTATATACTTTCCTCCAGCATCCGTTCCTGAATAGCTAATGGTTGCACGCTGTACACCATCAACGTAGAGTATTGCCGTCCCATTTAATACAGTAAGCCTGTATTGATGGAAATCGTCGGTGGTATCCATGTTGTAGGAATCGGTATTTCCGTTATAGTCATCCAAACCAGCCGAAGACTCGGAAAAGACCATATATATCCAAGAAGAACCCGAACCAACCTCAACACCGCAGACTGTATAATAATCATCGTTTGCATCTACAACCTTTAATCTTGTTTCTAGCGTAACTCCCAAACTAGCATCAATATTCGTGTCCTCTAAGTAGTAGTAGATTCCATCAGCTGAGTCAGCCATATGGAAAATCCCACCACTTACCTCTTCTGTATCGGGTGTTCCAGTAGCTGTCCAAGCAGGGGACGAGTTTTCAGGAATCGCATCTGCTTGAAAACAATCAGTCCATTCAAAAGGTGTGCCGGGAGACGGGCTAGGGCTAACCGAAGCACTAGGACTTACACTAACCGATTCGCTTGCGCTAGGGCTTATCGAAGCTGATGGAGAGATCGAAGCCGACTCAGAAGCACTTGGCGAAATAGAAGCACTCTCCTGAGCTGATGGAGATGCCGACGAAGAAGGTGAAATACTCGCACTCTCACTAGCAGACGGCGATATCGATGCAGAAGGCGATATAGATGCACTCTCAGAGGCCGACGGACTTATAGAAGCGGATTCGGATGCCGAAGGTGATATAGATGCACTAGGCGATACTGACGCACTTTCACTTGCACTAGGAGAAATCGAAGCCGATTCGCTGGCAGATGGAGAAATACTAGCAGAAGGACTGATAGAAGCAGATTCAGATTCGCTAGGTGATATAGAGGCGGATGGGCTTATCGAAGCCGACTCGCTAGCTGACGGAGACACAGAAGCAGACGGACTAATTGATGCTGACTCCGATGCGGAAGGTGAGATGCTAGCACTTGGACTAACCGAAGCACTTTCACTCGCAGACGGAGATATAGAGGCACTTTCTGAAGCACTTGGACTAATAGATGCAGAAGGGGAAATAGACGCACTCTCTGAAGCAGATGGACTTATACTCGCTGAAGGTGAGATACTAGCACTTTCAGACGCAGAGGGAGATATACTAGCCGAAGGACTAATACTAGCTGACTCTGAGGCTGAAGGAGATATACTAGCACTTTCACTTGCTGAAGGACTTATTGAAGCTGAAGGGGAAATACTGGCGGATTCAGATGCTGAAGGCGATATAGAAGCCGATTCACTTGCACTTGGGCTAATAGAAGCAGATTCTGAAGCAGACGGACTAATACTAGCGGATTCAGACGCACTTGGTGAGATACTAGCACTAGGTGAAATACTTGCAGACTCACTAGCACTAGGAGATATTGATGCACTTTCAGATGCCGAAGGAGAGATCGAAGCTGACTCCGATGCTGAGGGAGATATGGAAGCTGACTCTGATGCAGATGGTGATACCGAAGCGCTTTCACTTGCAGAAGGGCTTATAGATGAACTAGGAGAAATACTTGCGCTCTCACTAGCTGATGGAGAGATAGAAGCTGACTCAGAAGCAGAGGGCGAGACGGACGCAGACTCACTAGCGGAAGGTGATATCGAAGCGCTTTCAGATGCTGATGGACTTATAGAAGCTGACTCGGATGCCGAGGGAGAAATAGACGCTGATTCAGTTACTCCTATACTTAAAGTATTCCAGTAAATCTCAACAGCACCGCCAGTTACATCTCTAAAGGCGTAATCCAACTCACTTGCGGCATCTCTACTATACGCTGTAACACCAAAGATTAAATCCCCGTCTCCACCATTTAATGTTGACCAACTACCACTATAAACATATCCTGTACCAGAGTGTTGAGGGGTACTGTCATAACCTGCCTGTATGTAGTTAGAAGAATCCCCGCCAGAATACTCAACAGCTATGGCGTAGGTTGTTCCCGAACTAAGAGTGTATCCTGTGGTAAAAACAAATGTCTGTCCTGTTGCGGTGTAATCAATATCTGTAGCAGATACTGCTTCTGAAGTAGCTAGAGCCGAACCTGTTGGTGCGCCGCCTGATGTAGCGTACAAAGTAGCGGTAACATTTCCAGAAGGAGTACCAGATTTATTCATCCAGAAATCCGCACCTGTCAAATCCCCAGACACTCCCGTAAAGGTTTGAGCTGCCCTTGTATTCGCACCACTATATAAAGCAGCATCACTATTATAATTATCATGATGATATCTGTCTCCGCCGCCTGTAACTAAAGCACCGCCACTATCGTTATCTACCCATGCCCCGTATTTGGCTACAACTATATCATAAGTACCTGTCTCAATAGAATTACCAGCATCCCAACTAGAACCATTATATACAGAATATTCAATATCATCTGAACCGCTCTCATAAAAAACATATACATCAGACCCTTCTACATATATGCTGGTATATGGCTCGCTTAATTCGATTGAATTTGTAGACTGTCCATCCCCCAATATACTTCCCCAACTAGACCAAGCACTTCCAAGAGTATGTTTAATTATATTTACTGCATCAGAGGAAACATCATTATCTACATTCCCCCAACCAACCCACAAATTACCATCCGAATCCAAAGCCCCTTTAACTTTTACTCCAGTCGTGGAATTGGTTGTTGTTTCCAAATCAACTAATGAAAACGACTCTGCGTCATTGGCATTTCCTCTAGCAGCAGCCAAATTTTTATCTGTAGAGTTTCTATAAAGAACAACAGGCCTATCAGTAGCATCAATTAAAATATCAGTTACATAACAATTCACACCAGCAGTAGCGCCTTCAACCTCTATTAATTCGTTCCAATTACTTCCGTCTGTATAATTTGAATATTGAACCGTACGTGTAGTAGTTCCCCCAACCTTAAACAGAGAAGTAACCGCAACGTGGGGAGCATCATTCGAGTCTATTGCTATTGCGGTATAAATGTTAGAAACACCCCCATCATCCTCCCCTAAGTCTCCTTCTATATCTGTAGTACCGCTAAAAGAGTCTGTTCCCGTGTCGTAGGTTACATAAGTTAAATCTGATGATTTAGAGGTGTACTCTGCATAAACAATATGGATTACATCGCTTGAATCAATGGCGGCAGAACAAGAACCAACAGTAGAACCGCTAGGGCCATTATCCTCAATACTAAAAGCTGTAGGAGAGGTACCGTTTCCCTTAAACACAGTAATCTGTGCGGTAGAGGTAACGTTCCATGCCACCACGTAAGGAATCCCGCTAGAAGTTCTAACAACAATACGATTGCCATTTTCCAAACTAAAACTATCGCCTTCTTGTGCTGTACCTTCTTCTACCCATATAGCCATGTCTATTTCCTATATATCTGATTGAAAGTATCGGGAACAATAATTGTTCCTCTGTCCCAATCGAAACTATCTACCCATACCTGCGGATCTTTTACGTTATAATAAGTGTCCGGAATAAGCGTACCAATAACATGTGCTTGATTCTTTGAGATGCGGTTCATCTCGTCTATTAAGTCGGGGAGATCGTTATCATCAATACAATCAAGAAACCACCTAGACACAATTACATCCCATTGATTACGAGAATAGTTTGTAAGATAGGTTCTAGCATCTGCTACAGTCAAATAAGGTTGAATTGAAGGGTCTGCTTGGTCATAAGCATATTGTGAGACGTCCAATCCGTAGGCATTTGCACCTAAAGCTCTCATATCTTCAACCAAAAATCCATAAGCGCACCCTAACTCTAAAACATCCTTTCCATCAATAAATGCTTCAATATCAAATCTCTTGGCTATATCACCAAAGAAAGAACCTGTAGATTCATCAAAAGGAACAATACCTGCGGACTTACGTCTCCATCTTCTATATTTTGTATACCCCGCATTATGGGAATAAGAACCTTTATTTCCATCAAAATAGGATATATCGTATTCACTTGGTTGTAGTACTGGCATGTTTTACTCCTAACTAAATATTATGAGCTAGGCGGATCCCCATAACTTTCCCCAGCAGGAGAAGCCCAAGATGCCGTCCATCCGCTAGTACCATAAGCGTATGCCCAGGCGCTAGCGTCATTGCCATCCTTACGCATGATTCTCCAGTTAGACGATCCGTACTGTCTAAAACCATAATACGTGTAAGCTCCTGAGGTCTGCTTGCCCATGTACTCATACGCATCAAGCTGAGGAGTAAACGAAGTTATTTGATTCCCGCTGTCATCAATAACAAAAACCTTTTTTCCAGGAACTCCGTCTATAATTGCATGTTCTTCTAGGTCAAGTTGTGGCTGTATATTTCCAAATTTAGGCATTTCTTAATAACTCCTTTTCTTTTTTAATTCTTTTAAGACGATCAAAGATTTTTCCCTGTTCGTCCGTCAATCTTATATACTGATATAACCTTTTTACAGAGGTAAGACCTACGTCGTTAAACCCCAGAGAGTCTTTCATTTTCTTTATTTCGTAGGTAATATCCACCATATCCTCACTACTAGACTTCTCTTTTGCCCAATCAACCAAGAAAAGCAACTCGTCTTGGTTTTCTTTACCCAAACCCACATCTATCTGAAGAAAATCGCAAAACTGCCTAAAGTCTTTGGACGCATTGAATACGTCTAGGTCATTAAACCCCATTTGTTCAATATTTTTTGCTGCACGTTCTTCTTGTACAGCGACCTCTGCCTCAGTTGGTTTGTCAACTGTTTCTGATAATGGTTTTCTGTCCATAAATAAAAAACTCCCACACGCCAAGTCAGCTATGTGGGTTTTAGGATTCGTTCCTTTCAACTTTTGTCACATTATACTTTCGCAGCTATAGATAGTCAATATGCATTCATATCTTCGTATACCACATAAGGAAGTTTGAAAGGCACAAGCCCTGCACGCAACTTTGCTACTTGGTCGTGATAATAAGCAGCCGGACTTATCCTATTAACTTTTAGAGGATTTGGCCACCATCCGTCATGATCAAATCCCATACACTCATTGGTCTGGTCTATCATAGGGCTATATCCAGCCATATCTCCTTTAACTGCCATGTAAACGTTGTCCCAAGCAAATCCCTCAAAATCAAACTGTTCGTCCATACCCCCGAGATCTGCAATCATTCTTCTGGGAACAGCACAGTAATTAAACTCTATGTCCTGTGGCGTACATTCATAAAATGTGCCAAAATCAGTTCTCATTCTCGGATCTGTCCAACATTGTTCGCTAGGCTTTTTGACATAAGGCTTCTCAAAAACCGTAATCTTACCTTTAGGATTAACAATATCTTCTCCTGAAGGCTTGCCGTATTGGTGCCCGACCCCAGTTATCTGGATTCTTCCGTCAGCGTGTTCGTGGTGAAACCAAAATTTCTCAAGTGCTGTAGGAGGTATCCAAATATAGTCTTGCAACAAAACTATTAAATCTCCTGTACACGCCCTAAAGCCCTCGTTATCTGCGTGTGCAAGATTAGTAAGCGCACCCTCTTTCTTGTCTGATTGCCTTATATATTTAAGTCTTGGGTCGTTTATGTACTCTTTAATTTCTTTTTCCCTCTCTTTCCAAAGAGCGTCTACAATAATTAGTTCAAAATCCTGTTCGGTTTGCCTTTTCATATTCGCCCACAGAATATCTATTCCCCCGTATCTATTTGTTAGGTTCATTACACTAATTTTTGACATATCCTAGCACCCTCCTTGCCTTATCAAGATCTACACCATTTCTATCTAAATCGCAGATTGTTACGTGTTCAAAGCCCTTTACCTTATCAGTTCTAAGCGCTAAATTAAAAGCCTCTGCTAGATTCTCCCATTTTATTGACCAAGGACTTTCTCCGTTTATTCCTCCAAACCTTATTGCTACTACAGTAATCTCTCCATCCTTGGTATTTTCCTTAAAGAACTTTTCTGTCTCAAGTTTGTACTTCGCGTAAGGATGTTGTTTCTTAGGAAGCTCTGTATCTTCCGTTATTGGCAACTCTGGGGTATCGTTATACCAATCAGCCCAAACAGACTTAAATCCATAGACCTCTATAGAAGATGCAAAAACCAGTCTCTTAACCTTTGCCTTTTTAGCGGCTCTAAAAACAGCTTTTGATCCCCCTAAATTTATACGCTTATAGTCCTTATCAACGTGCCCAAACATATCGCAACTAGGGCCGTGAAGGCCGGCAAGGTGAATAACAGCGTCTTTTCCTTCCAACGCTTCTGCAAGCTTTTCCTTATCAAAAATATCAGCGCCGGTGATAAGGTCATACGAGTAACAAAAAACAGAGCGTTTACCAAGATGCGGAACAATTCCCTTTGCAATAAATCCCTCACCACCAGTTACTAAAACATCTAACTTCTCCATATACTCTCCCAACTAATTATATACAAATCTTTCAAATACCCATTTTTCATTTTCATAAAGCCTTTCTTTTGTTTCATCTAAGTAAACACTATTCACTTTGTAATTGGCTGAGGACTCGTTCAGCTTACCTTTTCCCATTATGTATTTGTAATCAAAAGTCTCTCCTGCAGAAGACAAGATTTTTACCAAATCTTCACGCAAACTCTCCTGTCTACCAACAAAATGCACGTGATCCACGTATTTTTTGTATATGGTCGTAAGCAGACCCTTTGGAAACACCTTAACACAATTGAGAACAAATTCATTAAAGTCCTTGTTGCCACATCTAACATCCACAACACTAGGATTAATGTTCTCGTTCTCATGTCCTAAATCCCAACCGGCCGGGACTCTATAAGACCAAAAAGATCTGTACCACTCATAAGGGTTTCTTACAAAGCAAAAAAGCAGCTTGCTCCCTCTTACTTTCCTAGGCACCTTAGAAGGATAAACGTGCTGACGACGTAAATTCAGCTTATTTTCATAATCAATGTGCAGCTTTTCGGCACCAGGCACTGTATTCTCAAGAACTGTAGTAACCCAAGTACCTCCTGTCTTTGGAACATGAAAGAATATACTATTTGGCATCAACACGCCCATCTATAGTCTATCCTTCCACTTATCATTAAAGTAGCTAAGATTTATGTCGGCTTTTCTACGAAACTCCGGATCTCTTGTCAATGTGGCTCCTCCCTCCGGATGTATAATCCTAACTGATTCAACGCACTTGTGGGAAATGCCCTCAAACCTAAGCATGTTTAAATAGTCTTCGTCCTCATAAAGAATCCCCTCAGAATAACCCTCATCCAGCATTCCATATTGTTCATATATCTCTCTTGGTACGCACCACATAACTCCGGAGAAATCATTAGATATTTTGTTCACCACAGGAGATGTAACAAATCCACCCACAGCTAAATCCCTAAGACTGCCTTCCTCAACATAACAATCATCGCTTGCCATAATAATAAAATCTCCCTTAGCAAGCCTGTACCCTGTATTAACTGCCTTTGAAAACCCCATCTTATCGTTCCAAATAAGTAAAAGCTCATCGTACCCTCTGAAGCTATCAACAGCTCTATAAAGCATGCCCCTTTTCTCGGGTCTGTTCTCGTAGTAAGGCACTACTACACTAATTTTTGTATCAAATTCTTTCATATAAAATCACTTAATTGGCTTCATTACAGCCTGTATCTCGGATTCCTCAAATCTAATGTCATGCAAATCCCATGGTTTTATCCTATACATACTAAAACAACCAAGATCCAAGTACTCACTGAAGTACTTAAAAGTCTCCTCATTAAAAAACCTAACATGTGTCGGATCCTTAACACTACTTGGATGGGGAAACTTAGGAACGTGTATATCAATAAATCCCTTTGGAACTATTACCCTGTGGCATTCATTCAACAACTCTATATAATTAAACACGTGCTCAAGAACATGGTGCGCACGTACTTCCGCAATACTACTAGTCTTGTAGGGCAAACTAGCCTTTTCCAAATCTATCGGAATAACTCTAGGATCGTATTCCCACAAATCAATATTTTCCCAACCCTCCATAAACTCATTACCACAACCTAAATTTAACTTATCAGCTTTAAGATTAACTTTTGCCACCGCTCTCTTTTCTCCTTGTATAATTCAAAATAATTACCCTTTCCATAGCTCTCGTTCATTTTCAAACCAGGTAACTCCTTTTTCATATTAACCCACACGTCAGAGGCTTTCTCGTGGTGGACAACGGCTCCTCCAGTAAATACAGCCCATTTATTCTTATCAATTACTTTTTTACTCTCAATCCCTAGCCATATGTCTGCAAACCTGTCAAGGCCGACCATGTAGCCCATTGGAGCAAAGTACATGTATGGTAGCATCTTCCTTTTAAATGCGACGTTCATGCCACACATAGGATAATACGCACCCTTTGGTATAGGCCCAACATAATAATCAGAAAAACAATCCTCTTTGACAAGCTGTGTTGGAGCATCATAGTCCTTTACCCCTTCCCAAAGTCCGTGAGAAAGAACAACCTCGGCCTCGTCTCTTATCCCATACGGAAACCCCCGCGAATAATCTTCAATAAGAGTACTCAACCAAGATATAGGAACTCTTCTTGACAATGTTTTGAGGTGATCGGCTATGGTATCCCCAACTGGGCTTACATCATCGTCTAGAGTAATTATGTACTCAATATCAGGCATAAATTTGGCTATATAAGCAAATCCGAGATTCCTAACACAATCAGATTGGTTGTAAATCAGATCTTTGTTTTCCCCCATTACATCGTGAACATCAAAAATGTTATCTAGATGAATAAGTCTCGGAGATGCGCCATCCTCCACCTTAATAACGTGGCAATTATGACGTAAGAATAAGGGCTTCCACTTTTTAACAAACTTTTTCCACCATTCTTCTCTTATTGTTGGTACTACTACAGCTATAGACACAATTCAATGCCCTCCTTTAACTTTTTAAAATAATCTTCCTGGTCGTATATGGGACAATCCAGGAGTTCTTGTAGTTTTAGGTTATCGCTTTCTACCTCTACATCTATACCGCAAGCCCTTGCCTCTAAAACAGCTCTTTCTCCGCCACCATCTACACTCGCTGGTATGTATGCCTTTTTACTCATGTTGTATAAAGTGGCGAGCGCTTCCGGCTCAACCATGTCGGAGATAAAAACCCCGCCCGCTAGAAGCCTTGCAATTATCCCCAAGGACTCCTGTGGATTATCTTTCTGAATCTCCCCTATTGCTAACTTTCTGCCCTCTTTTTGTAAAAGAAAATGTTGTCGCTTCCACAAAGCAAATGCCCCTACCGTTATGTAGTCAAAAAACTTTTCAGTATCTTCGGGCTTATAAATATCTGTGTTTATCCCGAAAGCCTTAATGGCTCTTGGGTGTTCTTTAATCTTCTCCTTATACCAATCGGTTTCATAAAACAAGATATCGTAATTCCTGCCACCAAGCGTCGGGGAAGGAGTGCCTGCTATACAAAGCCCCTTCTTGTTATCAATTCTGTGCATAAAATAGTCAACCTGACTTCCAAAGGCTCCCCAGCCCAGAACGAAATCATAGCCTACAGTAGAGGTCGGATCCCCATCGATCAAGTTGTGGACAGTTATATCGTAGTCATAGGACAATAGTTCTATTGCCTTAAAAAGCCCGTCTTTCCAAATATCTTGATATTCGTGTCTTAAAACGAATAGTATCTTAGGTTTCATACAAATCTTTTTAACATCCTATCTTTTTCAAACTTATAATTTGTTTCACATACCCTGGAACAAAACCTAACAGCATCCGGTGTAGGTAGAAACACCTTCTTACCACACTTAGGACACTCTCCTTCAAACATTTTCATTGCTAACCTCCTTTCTTCTAAACTTTAACCACAAAAGGCCGTCGTGCTCGCCTTCCAAGTAACCTATTTCACAGTTATGATTGTCCATAATTTTAAGTAGTGTGGCCTTAGTAAATACTCTCACGTGTCCCCTATAATTTGGTATATCCCAATGACCTAGGTTTCCTCTCCCGTTATCAAAAGGACCGTTCGGTGTTGTTATATAGCACCAACCTCCTTTATTCACTAGAGAAAGCAGGTGTTCAATAAACTGATCTGGATCAGGAACGTGTTCAAACACCTCAAAAGCAGAAACCATGTCGGCTTTTTTCTTTTTAAACTTTGTCGCATCGGCTACATAAAATTCACAGTTTTCGATTCCCGCAGACTTTGCTCTTTCTTTTGCCAACTCTATAGCTCTTTCCGTCATATCTACACCGATTGAATGTATACCCATATTAGCTACTGTAGTAACAAGACTGCCAACATAACAAGCAAGATCCATATAAGTACTGGGTTTGTTCCTTTCTGCCTCCTCAACTATCCACTGATATCTGTAATATCTTTTCCCTGCATTAGTTATATAGTCTCTGGGTTCCACAAGCTCTGCGTTTGGTATTTGATCTTGTCCTTGCATGCCATAGATTTCCTGGTAGCGATCCTCGTCATAAACATGGTTTATCATTGTCCATGTTCTATCTCTTTCAGGATTCAGCTCTTTTGAATCAATCGCTTCCAATAGCTTCCATGCCTTGAGTGGCTCGTCTTTTATTATTAATTCTTTTCTTATTGTTCTTACAGCGTCAATAAGTTTGCTCATATCCAAGCCTTTCTTGTAACTGTACAGGTAAATATTTTTTTAAACTTTCGTCGTGGTCTGTTAAAACCTTGGCAGCATCCTTTAGCTCATCTGTTCTAAACTCCTTATCCCATTGCTCCGCTACCGAACCCCAAGAAAACCTAGCCCTAGCCCATGCCATCATTTCCTTACGTATGGAATTTTGCCATTCTGTGTCTTTGAGAGCTGCAACTAGCTCTTTGGTGTACTTATCTTGGGTATCTTTAACGTAAATGTCCTCCTCATCAACATTTACCTTCTTTCCAAACTGCACAGTTTCCTTGAGAGCCGCATAATCACAAACAACCGGTATCGCTCCCGCTGCTTGACACTTCATAGCTGTTATACAGGATATTTCACCAAAATGAGTAGGATATGCCCATATACCTGATTTATATGTTTCTTCCAATACCTCAAGCTGCCCTACTCTCCCGTGATGGTAAACACCGTCCTGCTTCATTAGTTCGTCTATCCTTTCTTTCCACGCCATCCTCTCGGGGTTGTTTGCATAGAAAGACTCAAATAGTTTCCAACCATAAAACACATGTAACTCTGCCTCCGGAACTTCTTTTTTAACCTCAGGCCATAGTTTCAACAAATGCTCAAGCCCTCTATCATAGCTTGAGGTATAAATACACCTCTTTGTATTTCTCTTAATAGGGCTTTTATCAAGCTGTCTGAAGCTATCAAGATCAATGCCGTTTCCCGTAACAAGAAACTTGTCGTCCGGGACATTAGGCATGTTGTTCCTTTGCCACTCGGAGAGAGCAAATATTCTTGTGATGCTGTCAAGTCTCTCTGGAGTATATTCATTAGGGTTTTGTATATCATGCAGCCACAAATACGTTTTCTTAGCGTGCCAGTCGTGATCAAAGAAAGAAACACTTCTCCAACCTATCAAAATATTAAACTCGTCTTTAGGGTTTAACTTATAATGAGGAACGTATCTTACACCCTCGTGCATTCCAGCATCCTCTTGCGGATCGCCAAAAACTGTCACTCTCCACCCAAGACTGCTAAGTTCTTTAGCCATATAAATAACCGCCTCTTCGCTACCGCCTATTCCCGTACCAAGATTCTTAGGACTCCATTTTTCAAAACCTCTGCCACACATTATAGCCACTTCATCTTCTTCCCAAGTTCTCGCTGGGGTAAAATCCCGCCTCAAGCTAATCATTACAGGTTCTTCTTCGATCTCTCTGGGAATTGAGCCAACGAGTGAGACTAGCTTATCGGTTTGTCCTCTTTCGTCCAAGTACCTTGCCAAATCTATAATCTCATGAGCTACCTCGTTTTGGCGTTTTATCTCAGTAAGATGTTTAAACCTGTCCAATATCACATCGTCGTTAGGAAAGATCTCCGCCGACTTAGAGGCCATTGCCCATGCCCCATCAATATCGTTTGTGTTAATGGCAACGTTTAATAAAACTTCAATCGTTCTTACCTGCATATCCCTTGGATTGGTAACAAGAGTGGTCTTTGGATAGGGAACCTGTTGTGCCAAAAGCGCCCAATGTTTTGCTTTTCTCCAATCGTGCATATACATATAGATCATTGCCATATCTATGTAAAAGTTAGGGAACTTAGGATCTTCTATAAGCGCATTTGAAACAGCTTTTATGGCCTTATTGTAAAGCCCCCAGTCTCTATAAATCTCAGCTAAATACTCCCAAGCCTGCGCCCTTTCCTCTGCCCAACCCGAAGGTGTGTTTTCCTCAGACCCGTGTAAGTATTTCTTAATATAATCTTCCGCCTTCAACCAATACTCGTCTTCCCTTAAATCAAAGTAGGCTTTGGCCAAATAATAGAGCGTTCGAGGATCTTTTCTGTCTCCCTGGTCCTCTAGTTGTTTCTCAAGTATTTCAATGTTTCGGTGAATAGCTGCGTCCGCTCTTTTATCGCTAGACAAATGCACAACATCGCAAAGCCCAGAATCAGTCTTAACTGTCTCTCTTTGTTCTATCAAAGTCTCGTGTATCGGAGATATCCACATATAGCTATTATCGTTTCTAATAAGGCGTTCTCTGAGGTGTTCTATCAGTACTTGGCGTATTTTCATGTTCTCATCGAGATCTACACGGTAAAGATAATTAAAAAACACCGCACTAAATCCCTTTTGCAAGCACTCGTCTGCTAAATCATGCAGATTCTCTCCACCTCGAAGAATATCGTCTGCATCTAGCCAAATAATAAAATCGTATTCGCTCGGGACTTGTCCAAAGTTAAAATTACGTACCTTGGCAAAGTCTTTCTCCCACTTAGTATAAGAAAACTGGACTTCTGGATAACTTCTTGAAATACAAAGTATGTCTAATTCTTTTTTCAGTTGAATTGCCTTTTTAGTCTCTTTCTTAGTTCTACCGTTGATTGTTAAAAATATTCCATCCACATGCGGAGCCACAGAATACAAACACCTCATTATCATATCTGTAGGTTCGCTATCTTTTAATATCATTGCTAGTGCTATTTTTGCCATTAATATTTTTCCGCAACCCTATACTGCGGATACCTTTCCCAAAACATTTTAAAAAACTTCTTATCAAAAGGAAGTTCGTCTGCTTTGTAAATTGCTCTTATTCTATTTTGAATCTCCTGGGGAAAATCAACTGTCTGTCTAATAGTTTTTTGCTTATTGGAACCATACCTGGTTTCTCTAGTTTCCTTTTTATCCTCAACCGACACTACGTAAGACCTAAACTCTTGCGGATTAGATTCTTCCCATTCCTTAATCATTAAATCTATGGCCGCCCAAACACCTTTTGTATTCTTCAACTTTATAACCTTATCTATAAATGCTTGGTGTTTATCTCTTATTAATCTGCCTGTCAGCTTATCTTCAACTAACATACATACCTTTCACCTCGCCTTCCACGAGGCAGGGGCAATTGAGTAACAGAGCTTGCCTAACTCCGATTATAACCTTATATACCTGTTAAGACAAATCCGGTCTGCCTGAAGTTCGCTCTCTGTGCTAAATATTCAAGCGTCATTTCTCCGATTATCTCCCCAGCGGTGTAGTCACCGTCTTTAGGTCGATCTTCGGAAGTCGGTCTTCGCAAGTAAGCGACTCTCCACTTATCTTCTCTAAGACCCAAAAGCTCAGGTCCTGGAGTTGCTGCAGCGTTTCTAGCGTCTTTGTGAGCCATAATCCTAACAAGACCTGCATCAGATTCGTATACCTCGACTGGTCTAACAAGTCTCTTGTCAGATGCGTCAATGTATTTGGTTGAACCTGCAGTGAATGAAGAAATTCTTCTCTTCAAAGGCATTGTTGTTAATATTAAGTCACAGACTGAATCGCCACCAACATCTGTCCAAACATCCTGGATACCGTCAAGAAGCATGTCTTCTGTTAATGATGTACCAGAGTTTCTGTTGGTATAGTGGCTCGTAACCACAGCGGAGATACCAATCATAGTTCTAGCAACACCAGAGGAGCCAGAAGCGGCTGTACTTCTTAAGAGTGCGTATTCAAGATTGTTCTTCCATTGTCTAAGTGCTTTTGCTTTTTGATATGCAAAAGGATCGGACATTCCTGCAACAGAGACTGCTCTTTCAGTTCCTGATACTCTGTAGCTCTGAGAGATAATATGTGTAAAGTTACCTCTCCTACTAGGTTGTGTCAGATCTGAGTAGGAAGTTGCTTGACCTTCATAAGAAGAAGCAACGCTAGAAGGACGATCAATGTAGTCTTCTGCCCACTCGTGGTAGGTTCCTTTTGCAGTTGTAGTTGCAAGCATAGTGGACAAAGGATTATCATCGGGCGAAACATCGCTAATGATATCCAATAAATCCTCACGTCTTACTGCATCGTCATATGTAATCAATCCAAATTCTGCCATTTTTCTCTTGTCACCTCCTACTTAAACTAAAGTTTGCTACGAGAAATCCTTTCTGCCACAGCGTCGAGGTTTCCATGTCTTGAGTCGTCCTGAAGTTTCTCTAGTTCCGCAGATGTTCTGGCGGCTCTTGCTCTAGAGCTTCTTCCCTCGGCCTCAACGGTAGCCTCTCGGCCTTCTTTGGCTTTCTTGGCTTTCTTGGCACCTTCAGCTTCTGCTCTCTTAACTTTATCCGCAACTGATTTATCTGCCTTTCCATAAACAGTGTCTATGTCCTGCTTTACACGAGTAGCGATCTCGTAAGCAGAAGGCAATCTAGTTGGTTGTCCTAATGACTTTTTCAGATTGTATTCATCCAAAGCCATGCGGTACTCACCATACACAGCGGCGGAAAAGGGATTTCTACTTTCAAGATCCGGGTACTTTAGCTCGGCTTTTAGCTCGTCTTTACTCAAAGCTACATTTTCATCGGGAGTAAGGTAAAGATTATCAAGTTGTGTTCTTACTGCCCTGCGAGGAGTAGGCTCCTCACCCTTTAGCCTTTCGTTTTCCTGCTTTAGCTTTTGCAACTGTTCCCTAACCTCTTTCCAGTTTCTATCCTGAGAAGCTGCTTGTGCATCCTCAACTTCGTCTGAGTCTGGTGTTTCGTCTAGGTTCTCTCCTGAATCATCCTCTTGGTCATCAAGTGTATTTTGTTCAGCAGTCGGCGAATCCTGCTCGGCAGTGTCCTCTGCCTCTTGTTGTTCGGCCGTTTCGTTTTCATTCATAAAATTCACCCCCTTTATACAGCCCGGTGTAGTTGGCGAAACTTTAGCTTATTAGCTAATAGCTGAGATTTCCCAGCTATCAGAGAACAAGCTTGTTGTTGTGGTACAAGTGCCCGCCTCTTAGCTCATCTCCTTCTCCTATAAACAACCCCATGCCACATTTACATATTATCTCCCTAGAGTTCAAGTATTTGAACACATGCTCGTGTTTATCTGGTTCTTTCATTTCTCTTAGATAAACCTCTGAATGCTCCCAATAATCGTCCTGACTACTTGGAAGATCGTTTAGACTTTTTTCGTTTGCCTTTTCTGATCTTACTTCCATATTTCTTTGTCCAGCGTTCTGCTATCTCCGGGTGTTTTGCCCAAAGATATCTTCTTTGTTTCTCGCTCTTGAACGGCATTATTTCTTTGCTCTCCTACGTCTTTTTTTTGGTTTCTCCTCAACCGGCTTAACAACCAAACTTTCTTCTTTTGCCTTCTTCATAGTCTCCCATACTACCTTGTATTGTGGCAATATGTTCATACTAAGAGGCCTTGAGCCTAAAAAGTAATGTGCATGTGCCGCCATAGCTTCTTTAAATACCCCATATTCTGGATAACCAATATTTAGTTTATCTGCCATCTTGGCGTTATTATCGTAGTTTTCTACTACATAAGAAACCACATCTTCAACCTTCATTTTTGTCTCCTTTCAGCTTTTCCCACAAAGCCTTGAACTTATCTACTTCTACCTCTCCTCTTTCCTTCTTTCTTAAATATTCGGCCTGTGCAATCAACATATCAACATCCTCCAATAATTGCCTAGCTACATCTGCGCTATGAAACGCGTTAAGCTCTGCCCACTCCCATTCTTCTTGATCTAATCCTCTTGGATCTACCCAAGAATGGTGTAGCCTTTTATTAAGCCATTCCTCCAAAACCTTCCATCCCGGGTGCTGCTTGAGGAGGTACAACTCCTCCCCCTTGTGCACCAAGTCCTGCTCCTCCTTGGTTAGTTCCTGCCTGCCCTTGTTGGCCATACATTACCTCCTGAGATTCCATAACATCAAAGTATTTCTCCGCACCTTTAATGCCTGTCTTCTCAAATAAATCTATAATCATCTCAGATACCTTAGGTCTTCTCCCTTCCATTTGCAATAGCTGTAGAATGGTAGGATTAGCTAACATTCCTATAGCGTCCCTTGCTGCCTGAATCTCCTTTTCTGTTGAATCCGCTTGCATAGGCTCTACGTCTGCAATGTAATCATAGCTTCCTGACAAATCGTCTGCTACAACGTACAGCGTGCCCATTTCCCCTGTTTCCTCCAACTTAAACTTTGGAATTGTTTCTCCCTCTACCGTAACAGGATATTGAGGAACCATTGGAAGCTCTCCTTCCCCTCCTTGCAATATTGCCTGCTCTGCGCTGTACATTTCAAAATCACTTGTATCGGGAGTCATTCCGTCAAGCCCCAGCCTCTCAAAATCCTTCATAGCCTCTCTGCCAACTACCCTAAGTGCTAAATACTGCTTCTCTGGATCGGAGAATATAAACTGCTGGTTCATTTGCAACCAATAAAGCATTTGTTCCTTGATTGTCTCTGCCAAGAATATCTGATTAAAGTTATCTCTCACAGACCTTGTGGTTGTTAAAGCCTCTACTTCTGTTGCAGTCTTTTCTTTACCAAATGGTTTAAGTGTTGACATGGCTGCTGACAGCTCCCCCATTGCCTCTTTAAACATTTGTGTTAATACCGAGTATACATTAACAAATTGATTTGTTGCCGTCATTGAGTGTTCAAGAGGAACAACCGACTTGCCCGGCTCATTCATAAGCCACTTTTTGCCTGGTCCCCACTCGAGTGTGTGCATCTGAACTGCCGAAGGATTAACTTGCATAATCCTGTATAAATCCATGTTGATTGCGTCAATAAACTGGCTGGTTAGTGCGTTCATTGCCTTTTGTACTTTCTCAATCGGTTCGATCTCTGAAAGACCGTAAATGTCGTCGTCAACAGGAATGTACTTTAGACAGACAATTGGAATTTGCTTGTGTGCATAAGGATTTGGCTCGTCTCGAATAATTACTCCGTGCTTAGGTGCAAAGGAAATTATTCTATCGTCCCTATATTCGGTGACGATTTCAACGATTCTAAAGTCTGGGTCCTCGTCCATACCCAAGTAATCTGACAGTCCCAACAACTCCCTTCCTTTAGGCGTATAATTTAGCTGCCTAGTATCCCCGCCCTTTGTAGACTTGTTAATAATTGACTCTCTTAGTATCTTTAAATTCTTGTAACGGGGCTTTTCTCCACAGGTATCGTTTACATTATCAAGCTCATACAGTGTTATATAATCCCTATATTGAAACCAGTTTTTTACTGTTGAATATGCTGGATTAGGCAGACAGTCCTTGTTGTTGAGTACTTTTAATACAGGCCCGTCAAACACTACCTCCCCGTCTGAATCCACTTCATACCTCCACTTAACAAGCCCAAAAGCCGCACCATATATTCTCGCGTTAAGATCCATTCTTGCCCATTTGGCAACCATTGGCTCTTTATCAACTCTTGCCGCGTCATCCCATTGGTAGTTTAGCAATTCGTTGTTAATCTTGGCTCTAATAATATCTCCTCCCTCTCTTGGTATAAGCCTTCCTCTTGGCTTGCCTCCATTAAGGCGTGCCATTTTCTCAAATAAAGCGGTGAATGTCTGTGGCACGAATATCTCCGCTGAATACGGCCAACCAGATTCATCTATGTACGAATAAAACAATTCTAGTTTTGTATCCCAACCTGAATATCTATTCTCTAAGTCTTCTAGTGCCATTTTAAAGTGTTGGTTCAGAATATAGAATTGTTCTCTTTCTTTTTTTGTACCTTTGGCTTCTATAGCTTCTGGCATAATTTCCTTTCTTTAAAACAAGAAGGCGGACACCACAAACTACAAATCTTGTAATCTATGATGTCCGCCCCAGTTCTACCGGTAACGAACTTTGTTGCCCCATTTTTAACACAATATATGCCTATTCGTCAACTTTAAGTTTATCGGTGCGTGGCGTTGCGTTGCGAGGCGTAGCGCTGCGGCGCGTAGCGTTGCGCAGCGGCGCGGTGCGTTGCGTCGTAGATTTAAAACTCAGACGGATCGACCTCGTCTATAGCTGATACTATTTTAGCAAACTCCAAATAGTTACCGTATGTTTCCTGCCAACCCTTTAAATTACCATACGCGCGATTTAAAATCTGCTTACGGGATTCTTCGCTGGTCAGCGCATCCTCAGTAGGGGCATAAAAATTTGCACCTCCAATACGAACAATGTTATAGGCACGTTTAAAGCGCACGGTTTCACCCCCAACAAACTTTATCTCGACGGATATACTTGCCACCACATGTTTAACACTTTCCTTCGCGTATTTTATAAACGCCTTTTCCTTATCCCACTCTATAAACTCTCTAAAAGGGGATTTCTCATTCTTTAACGCGTCGTCTAAAACCTCATCAGGACTTTCAAGTTCGTTTTCCTCCATGTAAAGTGCAAGCTCTTTCGCCTTTTCGTCCCCAAACGGGGCACCTTCTCTAGCTTTGTATATTATTTCTTTAATCTTTTGCATCTTTAACCTCCTCGACTCTAAAAGTTCCAAAAGTACCACTACACTGCGGTCTCCAGTTCCCAACACCAACAGCAACTCCCGCCATATTAATAACTTTCACAACATCGTCAACGGACATTAGATTAACGTTGATGTCCAAAGGTAACTTACAACGCCAGTTATAAAAAGCTACTCGCCTTCTGAGCACCTTAGAACTTTTCCTGCCGCCCTGATTAACTATATCTTCCCTTCGCACTTCTTCTAGTTTCCTTTCGTCGGAAATAGATTCAAGCGGGATTACCACTCCTGTCAATGAAACTGCGCCTTTGAGCCTTTTACCATTAATCTTACCCCCCACCCACCAACCCTGTCCCTTGGCTGCCTCCTCGAAGGCCTTCTTGAAGGCGGCGGCGGGAATTCCTGCACGCATTTTTTCATCATAATACTTTTTACTCTCGTACAAAGCATCTAATTCTTCTGGGGATAATTCTCTTTTAGCGTGCTCTGATTCTAAAAATCTAGGATCAATTCTATCGCTAAGGAACGGAGCTGTTCCTATTACACTTACTACTAACCTAGCTACACTAGGTTCTTCTATTTCTATTGTCTTTTTAGACATAAATAACCTTTCTAAGCAACAAAGATCCGGGCACGTTCGCGAGGAAATGCCCGGATCACTGCTCGCGAACTTAATTAATGTTTGGATTATATCACATCTTAATCACTTTCTCTCTACTCACCTTCCCTCTTTAACTCCAATTCAAGTAATCTATCATTTTCTCCTCGACAGCGCACGACAACATTGTTTCTAATCTCTATGACAACTCTACCCCAGCCTGTTGTTTTATTTACTACGTCCATTGCTTCAAGAATCGGAGGTAACAAAGCTGCGTTTATGTGATAACGTTCTAAGTATTCTTTAATAAGCCACAAGTCAGGATCGGCTCTTAGGAGATGTTGCATAAACATGTTATTGTTATGTGTTTCCCACTGCTCTTTGGTTATAGAAGCTAGACTTGTCCTAATACTTTGTTTAATCACTAGTACCACTCCTCTGGTAATTCTCTAATATCCCACGAACTTTCCAACCCCTCTTCTCCTCCATATGCTCGTTTATTATCCTTGCCCGCAGTTTCTCTACGCTTTTTATCCAACCATGCGTAATGTTTAATAACAAAATCCTCAGGGCACGGAATAGAATTAATATTTTGTTCGTTGTCAAAGTAATGAATTGACATATGATATCCAGGTGTAAAATGTAAGTTTTTGTCATAATAAAAGATCTTCGTGGCAAAGTAGCTCACTAAACTAGCATCGTAATGAAACATGTCCTTTACCAAGTTAATATTCTTGATTGCAAGAGTCAGAGGCAAATCGTGCTGCGTTACTTGAACTCGATTAAGAAACTGCCTAAGTTCTTTTCTTGCGGCCATGTTTAACTCCTCGTCTTGATCTAAATTAACAACCCAAATGTTCTTAGGAAGTTTTGATCTTAGCTTATTCCTCTGCGCTCCTTGATCTTCGTATTTACTCTGAAAAAGCGTAAGGCCATAAACATCCTTGTAATCATTCAGCATTTCCCATGTACCATCTGTTGACCCACCGTCCATAACATAATACTCATCAACTACAGGCCTAACAGACTCTATGCAACGCCTTATTTCACTTATCGCGTTTTGGCAAATAAGTGTGCCGTAGATTAATGTTTGCCTATTTTCCATTGTTCCTCTTTCCATTGAGGTTCAACATATACAGACTCAGGTTTTTGATAACTAACTACGCAATATCTTAATGCGTCCATAATGTGATCGTTCGCCTTTTCCGGTTCTTCAGGTTCATTTAAATCCTGCGCTGCTGTTGGTGATTTCTCCCGCCATCTGTATGTCTCAAATTCTCGGATTGTGTTTTCGCAGTTGTTAAACACGAATAGCTTAGGTTGATTGTCTTTACCTACCTTATCGACAAAGTGTCCAGGAATAGGTTTGAGTTTTTCTGCTACTTTCTCAATTCCAAAGTTTACCCAGTTTTTGTTGCTTGTTCCTGTGTCTTTGTTAGCCGGAGTTATATAAACGCCACGTTCAGCAAACTCTCTCATCCACTGTGCGCCGCTAGGATCTCCAAATGTTGAAATTATCTTTGGTGTCAGAGCATGTGCATTCATAATTCCTGCGTGGTAATCAATTGTTTTGCCTGTTTCGTAATGTTCGTCTGCTATGTACCAGTTATCGTCTTTATCAAATAACACCCAAATACAAGCCGTTGGGTTCGTCGAACCAAAATCCACTCCTCTGATTCCCCGCCAATCGTAGGGTATGTCAAAAGGCTCGATGACGTGCAGTATTCTTTCAAAGTTCTTGTATACAAGCCCTGTGTACTTTCTGAAATCAGCCATGTATTCCTGGGCAAATGTATCCTCTGTCAGTTCTTTTTTGGCCGCGTCTATCTCTTCGTTTCGGATATAGGGGTTGTCGTAGCTTGTGTATCTCCAAGATCGATAGTCACCCTCGGGCTGTTGTCCGAGCTGGTATAGATCATGGAAATGGTTAAACCCTTTTGGTGTGGAAATAAATATGGCTGGAGCGCTATAGTCAGTAAGTGTTGGTCTAAGGACTTCAGCCCAGAGCCAGTCCCAGTTTCTAATTGAAGCAATCTCATCAATAACGAGTCCTCTAAGTTTAACTCCTCTAAGAGCATCCGGATTTTCAGCGCCTTTAAGCTCGATAATTGATCCATTTTTGAGTATAATTGATAGTTCAACTTCATTTTTCTTTTGTACCCATTGGCTCGGAATTTCTTTTAGGTAATCCCGCCAATGAATCATTTTTGATTGTTTGTATGTTGGGCTAACAATCCAATAAATTCCCTGTTCTCTTAATGCCCACTGCAGTACAATCATCCTGCTAAGTACTGATTTACCCCATCTTCTTCCCGCACAAACTATTCGGTATCTGTGACTGTCTTGTGCAATCTCATACTGACTCTCATGTAGTTTTATCTGTGGCATAGTCGTCCAAGACAAACTCGATACTCATTTCGTTTCCTGCTATGTTTATGTTTCCTTGGTTTTTTTGTTTTGAGAAATCTTCGTCCAGATTATCTAGGACGTATTTATGTGCGTCGGTTCTACTCCAACTCTTCTTTTTTACTTCTTCAGCTAACTTAGCTCTGCTTGTAACAACAATGTCGTCTCTTGCTAAGTCCACGCGCCTACGAAAATCCTCGTCCTGATTGTAGTAATCACGAACGGTTGTGTAAGGAACGTCGGCTTGATTGCATGCTCTGTACACACTTAATCCCAAATTTAGATACGGAACCATTTTCGTAAAATAGCCCTCAATATCTGCGGCAGGTCTACCTACCTCTTTTTTCTCAAGTGATTTCGACATTTAACTCCTTGTCAAAATATTCGTTGATTAGTTTTGCAAATTCTTCTGGTTCAATATAGCACTCGAATGTTATCTCTGCCAGCCCAGGAGATAATAATTTTGATTTAACTTTGTCAGTTGTAGTTCTTGCTAAAATTGCAGTCAACTTCATTTACGAAAATTATATCACAAGCGCGGGGCTTTTATGTAGTTACCCCGCAGGCGATGAAAAATAACCAGGTAGAAGAATATTATAAGACCCGCTACAATGCCTTTTTTAAATAACCGTGCCGTCAAATATCTCGTTAGCTTTTCTTTTATCTCTTAACTCCTCCGCCCACTCTGTACAACGTTTTTGAATCTTACGTATTTTTTTATCCTTGTGTAGTTTCATAATTACTCTTATTGACCTTATACCCCCGCCCCGTCGGGTGGTGTTCCTAAAGTCTGTGGTCATATAATTTCAAAGTATATTGTTCTAGTTCTCCTGATCTCCCCCTCCCTAATGTATGGGTATCTCCTAGAATGCTGTCTAGGTCATCACCACATTAGGTATGGGTCTAGTCAGTAGCGATGGATGAGTCCTGTTAATGCTCGCCAAAAAATTATGGCCGGACTAGGTTTCGCTTACCTCTGCTTCCTGCTTATTAGCAAGTAACTAACGTGCAGTTATTTGCCAATAAAAATAACGCCTGTTACGGCGCTTGATTTTTCTTTACCTGTGTTGTATAATGCTTGTAATTAGTTAGCATACTAAGTACAATAACACAACCCGTTTGATTTTGTCAAGCGGGTTTTGTTTTTCCCCTAGAACCTTCAATAATTATGGTATAATACGCGCATGCGAAACATAGATCACACAAAAGAACGTGTAACACTGTACCTAGATATCCACGAATATCGCCAACTTAAATCCATACTTGCGCTGAGAGGCAGATCCGTAAGCGAGTTTATGCGTGAAATGATAAGGTCTTATCTAAAAACTTGACAAATGTTAAATAATTATGTACAATAATATTAGTACAAAGTTATGAAAGGCAAAAATGACTGTGAGTTTTGTAGAAAACAAGGCTACAAAGGCTCTTGTAAAGTTCTATAGAGAACAAGGGAGAGACGATATTGCTGAAGAAGTACTTAGTTTAAGCCTAGCCGTGGATAAATGGAGCGAGCTTGTAAGTGAGGTTACTAGGAAAAAGGATTTAAGCCTCGCAAGAATATACAATGGGGACGTTAGGAGTTTTAGCGAACTTAGTTTGCTAAGAGATTCTAATCCAACCAAACTAGTATATTTAAGAGCTTGTTACAACTTTGGGCTGATTACTTGGGACGAATATATGAGTCAAAGGAGCAAGGCTATTAGAGGAAGGGGGTTACTATGGAAGTAAAAGATTACAAACTTAAAATCATATTCTCAACCGACGGTAAGCATACTGTAATGGTGGGTACTGACGAATTGACCAAGGAAGAGGTTGAGAAATCATACAAACTTGCCGGTTACTTCTATAAGAAAATGCTTAAGGAGTTTGGTGAGGGTACTAGGGTTATTAAAGAGAAGGAAGCGGCTAAGAAAAATGGAGGTAACATGCCTAATTGTCCTAAATGCGGAAGTCCTATGGTTTTAAGAGAGGGCAAGTGGGGGGAGTTCTGGGGTTGTTCAGACTATCCTGCTTGTGACGGAATAGTTAATACTAAGGAGGTGAGTAAGTAATGGAATATTACAATGTAAGAAATTCTAGTGGCAAATTTGCTAAAATATCCACTAGAGAGAAGGTTATGGTTGGAGCTTTAAGCATGGTTGTTATAACTCTGCTTATAACTTTAGGGGCTGTTAAGATAGCCGATTGGTTTAATTTCCATGAGGTTGTATTTACTAGACCGGTTAAAGTTAGTTTCCACCAACCTGTTGAAGTTAAAACCAGAGGAAAGGAAATGCTTCAACCAGTGGTCGTTATAGAGTATCCAGACGAAATAGATACTCCTATAGAAATAGCAATTTGTGATAAATGGGGAAAGTTTAACTGTCAGGTTGCGTTAGCGATAGCCAGCGCTGAATCAAATATGAACTGCGAGGCTATGAACGTTAATGATAACAAAACGGTAGATTACGGATTATTCCAAATTAACAGTATTCACTGGGAAAAGTTTGGAGGTCTTAAAAATCTTGTAAGTTGTGAACAGCAAATAGACGCTGCTTACGCTTTATGGGAGGAACAAGGGTGGAATCCTTGGGTAGTCTATCAAAATGGAAGTTTTCTTGGTGCGTTATAAGACTGTGAATTAGCTGATTGTGAGGGAGGCTTGTGCTTCACAGTCCACAAGTCTCCCAGCTTCCGAGGGGCTGGTAAGAAAATATAACTTTAACTTTATTAAATCTCTATGAGCTTAAAGTGCTTACCCCAAAAAGAATGTGAATGGGCAGGATTCACGCGCTTACCAGTCCCTCAGAGGCCATGAGATATATAGAAGACATTAAAAGTAAACAGAAGGAAGGAGCTTGCGCACTCTGCGGAATACTTGTAGACCGAAGCAAGACTGTTAGTGGTTGGGAAAAGCTTCATGGTCTGTCTGTATGTGATCAGTGCGCAGAAGATTACGCGCGACTCAGCCCTAGAGGACTTTACAAAATAACACAAAGGGTTATGGGAGCATAGTATGGCAAAGACAAGCAAGAGCCGAAAGGCAAAAGGCACAAGGCTTGAAAAAGAAATAGCAAAAATTATAGAAGACGTTCTTGGTAAATACGGCATTGAGGCAACAAGAATGGTTATGTCGGGTGCGGTGGACAGATTTAAAGGGGACATATTCACAAACTTACCAGTGTCCATAGAAGTGAAAAACCAGGAGCGACTTAATTTTAGGAAGGCGTGGCAACAGGCAAAAAACGACGCAGGCAGTGGAAAAATGCCGATAGTTATGACAAGCAAAAACAACGATAAAGAGGTGCTGTGCCTTATGGAATTAAATGATCTGTTAATACTAATGGAACTTGCTTGTCAGGCAGGGTGGGCAGGTCGTAGGCCTTAGCGACCTTCTGGTTCTTCTTGGTACGAGGCAGTGATCGAGAGGGTACTGGGGGAGTCGCTTGGGTTTATGAAGGGCGGTGATTATAAATGAAGGACATAATTAAATTTTTACTAGGTGCTGTTGTATTAGGGGCCATGCTTGCTTTTCTCTTATATGTTGTGACTGGGAAGGCTGAAGCAAAGGAGCACAAACAATGGCTTTGTCATTGCGAACCTCAGAAGGAATGTGTTTCGATTTTTATTGATGAGCATGCTGTTCAATTTCATTTAAGAGAGCATGAGAACGATTATCTTGGAAAGTGTAGGGAGCCTGTATTTCATAACGAGTGTGTAGAAGAGGCGTGTGTGTTGGTTGAGGGAGAGGGCGAAGACGCTTGTAAGGTTGATAAGGATTGTGAGGTTTGTGAAGAACCTGTGGATAAACCAAACGATTATGAAGCACCAAGAAACACGTTTCATCCAGACACAAGGTGTCTTGATACCAGACCGCCCGCTATTACTTGGGTAACCATCGAGGACGGCTCCGCACTTAATAATTGGTTTCCTCAAGCTACCTGGTCTGCTATGGGTGGGGACACTATTGAGGTTTGTTTTAGCGAGGATGTAGAGGACCCCAGATGGTGCTTTGAGATGGAGAATGACGGACACCAGGAATTTGGACACGTTGCCGTGGATAACACCGGAATTTTAGGAATGATTCAATATTATGGAATTATGAGAACTGTTAATGGTTGTAAGGAAGGGCCATGGACTAACATTAGTTGGTTTAACTAAAATCTTCCATTAGAGAAAGGAGACAAGACGATGGGGCCGTACGATGTTGATGATGCAGCTGAAGACACTGGGGTTGATGAAAGTGAAGTTCGGGAAGCATGGCACCAGGCACGTCAGGATTGCAGGGACAGCGACCACAGAGATCGAGTAGAAAGGACGGATGACTGGGACAAAAAGTGATTGGCACGGGGAGTGTGGCAACATGTTTGTTGCATTCCCCACTCTTTTATGGCATAATCATACAGTATGACGGATAAATATTGCTTACATTGTGGAAAGTTAATACCTAAGGAACGGGGGGGAAAATATTCTAGGTGGAAGGTCAAATGGTGTTCTGAGGCCTGTGCTAATAGGGCGTATAGGAGAAGAAACGGTCAAGAAGAGGCTTTTTCTTTCAAAGTAGAAGAATATGTTAAGGGGATTTTGGGAATAAAGATAGACAGGAAGGCCAAGATAGACACGGAGTATAACGGAAAGACGATAGACATAAAAGGTTCCCGCCCTTACGTTAGGAAGAATAGAGCGGACACGATTCAATGGACTTTTAGTAGGACAAGTAAGGAGCAATTACCAGACTATTTTTTATGTATATGCTATGACGGGGGAGAGAATCCAATTAAATCTTATATGATTCCTGGGGATGTTTTTCCAAGATCGGGGATCACGGCGGGCGATAAGTCCAAATGGGATAAATATTTGACAAAGGTAAAAGATGTTAAAAACAATTTATAAAACAATTAAAAATGAAAAACTTAAAGGCTATAAAGGCCGTAGAGTAAAAGGATTGTATGGGGCTGTGATGGGGCTTTATTCCTATTACAGAAACAAAAGATACGATTACGACAAAAGAGCCTATGTGAATTATTATATGGTTAGAACCATTACGGGAAGGGATTTATAGAAAGTATAAGGAAATGATAGAAGAAATGAACAGAAATCTAAAATGGGAAGGTAATATAGGCGGCGACCCCCACAATCCATTCCCTTTAAAACCAAATGGGGATTATGAACATGATACAGCTCTTTTAAGAAAGGTAGCCTACGGTTGCGTACCCATGGCGATGTTAATATTTTTATTGGTAGTACTTATTCTAGCTTTAATTGCAGGCCCTATATGATAAAAAAATTTCTAGGCAGATTAAGAATAGGAAATTATTGTCCTGATTGTGGTTCTAAGATGAGGGTATATGGATATAATTTTAAGTATGAATGTCCTCATTGTGATTTTTTAGATAGGTATGATTTATCGAATTATAGGGAAAGGGGTGATTAGGTTGTCATTGATTAGATATATTTTATTGATCTGGACTGTTTTCTCTGCATTTTTCATACTATCCGATGGTTTGTATTACGGTTTCGAGGCTTATGATGGGTTTACCTTTTTATATGCAGGGCTGATCGTTTACTATGTGGCAAAAACGCCACAAAATTAGTCATGAAACAAGATGTAGTTTTTATCGTATCCTTACTGGGGCTTTTAGCACTGGCGGTTATATCGGGGTATCTGCTGTTTGAATAGAAAAAGCCCCCGCTTAAAGACTGTAATAGTCCAATAAACGAGGGCGTAGGGTTATTCTTCTTGCACATACATCCTTATCTGCCATTTCTGCAAGAAAAACGTTTTATCTTTGTGTTTTCCACTCAAAACGATAACCTTGAAATCCCTTTGAGTTTCGTCAACCGGCACACACGAAACCAACGTATCTTTTAACAGCACAGCGGTTATTCTGCCAGTTTTTCCTTCCATCTGTACTGTAGCTATGTCTCGAACCAATTTTCCTTTCATGTTAATCCAACTTAATCTGGTACATCCAGGTGATTCCCTGTCGTGGGTGAACCCCAAATGTCAGTTGAACCGTGCTGGAAGACATGCCGATCTTTTTCAGTACCCACTGGTCATCAGACACAAAACACCCGTTGACTAGAATTCTCATGTCGTTCCAGTTGATAGAACTTGCCACATGGAAATGACCCATCACCAAGTAGTGAAACGGAACGCCTTCCAAAGAACCTTTCCATCTCATTGCTCTGGTTGTGATGCCATACCACGGGAGGTTCATATACATGGGAATTTGATCACCGTGGACCAGCAGGAACACCTTGCGATAGATCTTGACCTTCTGATAGAACTTGGCGGCTTCGATGTAGAACTTGATCCCCTTTTGCTGGCGCAACCTCCCTTTCAAGAATCGGTAGATTATCGTGTCAAAGTTGGTGGACTCAGAGTGAAATCTGTCGATCTTACCGTGGTTCCCGCTGACCGTATAAACATCGATTCCGTCAGGAAAGTGGGGCATCAAAGTTAGAAGCATTCTCTCAAGGATGGGGATCGCTCCCTCAAAAATCTGATCCATGAGAACCGCTTCCATCTCATCTAGACTAACTTTGAAACCAATCTCTTCAGACTGGATTAGATCGCCGAGCAAAAAAACCACACACCTTTTAATAGGATGTGCCTTTCGGTGAAGGCTCACGATTTTTAGAAATCTCCGTGTCAGTCTGTCGGCTCGGTTTGCGATAATTCTCATTGTGGTAGTCGGGGTTCTGTGCCCAATCTGAAGATCGGATATGACCAAAACAACCGTTTCCTCGTCCCCTTGTGCAGCTGGAAAATCAATCTTCTCGTACTTGTATGAGGGAATTGCCTGAACTCCTTTATCAAGAAGTCGATTGATTTCCTTCAACATATCTTCTGTTCTTATAGCCATTTCTACCTCCTACATTCCATGAACCTACATTCCATGAATTAAATCGTGACATTTTCGACAAACTAAAATCAAATTGTCTGGATCGTCATCAAGTTCGGGGTACTCTGATTTTGGTTTGATGTGGTGTATGGTTAATTTATTTCCACGCACTCCCTTTTTTCCACATACCTGACACACCTTATCCCTCTGAACGACAAACCTCCTTGTCTTGTATCTCATGACAGATCCTCAGCAACGAGCCGTGCCATCTCCTTAATGGTAACGTAAAAACACCAGCCCTTGTAAAAACCTCCGCAAATTTCCGCTTTCCATAAAGTAGCAAGTCGTGGATAAATCACAACCTTGGTTCCCTTTGGCAAAACTGCATACCTGCTGTTCCCGTTCTCCGAGTAGACCAAAATCGGATGGGTTTTTCTCAAAACCCCGTTGATAGTCTCCATCTCGACCTCCTACGATTCTGATGGTGTACATATAACAGTTCTAATAAGTTTTGCTGAAGAAGGAATACCTTTGCTTCTAAGCCACATCCAATTATTGACAAACTCCTTCATTTCAGCCTCAGCAAATTCTACGGTGTCCCACTTCATAACTCCGAAAACCCACTTCTGCTTTTTGCCTATCAAAAATAGTGCGCCCCAGAAATACATGATTAGCCTCCCATCTTTTCCTCCTTATATTATTTTCAAGGTACTCTAAAACACAAGCGGCGAGGTGGTCCCCGCCGTCTGTACTTTAGCTCTTCAATCTTTCGTATCTGGGTTTTAGTTGTCTTAGGAATATAAGAACAACGTTGACAACAGCAGCAACATAGACATCGTTAAACTCCAGGCCGCCCAGATAATCAACAAGAGCGGTAATAATAGCAGAAGGAAGGATATACTCAACAAAGACTTTAGCTTCTTTTGGTAGTTTGCCATATAATTCTTTAAGTTTATTCATTCTACTCACCTCCTCCTGAATAAGGAGATAAATCTCTCCCACCGTGTATAACCATATAAATTCTTATTGAGTTTAGATTTCAATTCCTGAGACAGATCGTAGTATTTAGTAACCTTTTCCATCTGCTCGTCCAAATGGTTCTCTAAATCTGTAACCTCTTCATTTGCTGCAACTAATTTCACTTCTAGGGCCTCTATTTTGCCTTCTAGTGCAAGTTTGTCTCTTTTCATGGATTCCACTTCGTTTCTAAGGTTTGTTATAGCCAAGTTTTGTTCTGAAAGCGTCTTTTGGAGCCTTTCATAGTCCTTATTTTTCTCTTTTATCTCGTCTGCTAGTCTTTCTTTTCCCTTTTTTTCCACTTCCCATTCGTGAACGTACCAACCTACTGTGTGAAAATTGCCCTCAAAGTCAGCCCAGTCTATTTCTGTATCTTTTAATTCCATTGTAGTTCCTTTATATCTTAGCCAGCCCAAAACGTTATAGTAATTATGATACTGCTCATGACAAGCACTACCAGTAGGATAGTTTTGGTCAAAGCTAGTAAAATCATTTACAGTACCTCGCAAGAATACGGCAACGTGGCCATATTCCCCGCCTCCCCAAAAAACGATATCCCCCTCCTGCGGGACACCTTGAGGAGTGTTGTCTAATTTTGTAAATAAATCAGGTCTATTAAAATTTTGATAAGCTAGCTTTGCACTTGGTGCTGCTAGCACTTGTGGGCTAGGACTGCCAATTAAAACCTCGTCAATGTAATAGTGCATCAAATCCATACACTGGGCGCCATAGTAACCGTCATAATCTAGTTCCCTGCCTTTATATTTTTCAACAAATTCTTTTAATGTCATAGGTTATCTAAATAAATAATGAATGACGAAAGGGACTATTACTTGTAGGATTGCTAAAGCTCCTGCGGCATAGGCTAGTTTTCTCTCAATAGTGTCGATTTTATCTGAGTTGTTATCGATCTTCTTTTCTAAATGCGCCAGATCATTACTTGATATCTTCTTTACCTCTGAACAAATATTATCCATCCTGATTTCCAACTTAGCTATGCGCTCGTATATTTCTTTGTTGTTTATTCTGCCGTTTGCCATAATCAAATTCCCCCCTCTCTCTTCAATTCTTTCAACTGCTCTAATACGTTTTCGCTTACAACCTTAAGATCGAGCATCCTTTTCATGTATTCATTTTGTTCTTGTTCGTCCATTTTTTTCAAAATCTTAGCAAGTGCCCGTGCCCTTGAACCGTCTTTTACAGGCAAATTTCTAATCTGTTTTTCTCTATCCGTTATTTTTAAAACTTCATCTTTTTTCTTCAAGACTACTTGGTTATATAGTTGCTTATCTCCTTCCATTAATTGTGCCATCATCTCGTTTTGTTTTTCAATAGGCTCGTTCTCCAACTTCTCTAAAAGCACCTCTGCTTTAGATTTTCCAAGACTCTCAAAATACTTCCTCGCCTCTGGGGTTGAGTACTGACCAAGAGTTAAATATCTCGCCATACTAAGAGGGCCTTTTTCTACCTCGAATCTAGTTCTTCCTGAAGGGGTTTCGGAGTACCCTTGGCTGTACGTCTTACCGCCTTCTACACTTCTTTTAAGTTGCTGCCCGCCAAAAGGGGGTATTAACTTATATAGCGGGTCTGCGAAGGCCTGCGCTGCCAATAAACCCGAACCGTACTTTGTCGGATCGCCCTCTCCAAAAAACTCGCTTCTACTAGGCAACTCCACGCCTCCATATCTTAGCCCTTCCTCTGGGTATGCTGCTGCTACAGACTGACCAAACGGCACATTTGATAAAACCTCTCCCGCAAGTCTTCCAGCAGCGGAAGCTGGCTTACCTTCTTTTAATTCCGTATACGCCTCTAGTGTCGCCTGAATTGGATCGAAGGTTACATCTGAACCTCTGATCTCTTTCACAGCCCTGTTCATTAAGAAAGCTGCAACAGAAAACTTTACCATTTTAGATGCCGCACCTTTACTACCAACCCAATCACCAAAAACATTCCAAAGATTTCCTACCTCTAGCTGGAACGGGGCAACTAGCTGAAAGAGCTTAGACTGTTGGGCTATCGGAACCTCGCCAACACCTCTACCAGCTACCATTTTTCTGGTCAAATCGTCTGCATACTTAACAGGATTATTAATGTTTTCCGTTAAAGCCTTGTTGTAATAACCATTCCATATGGTTTTAGTGCTTACCTCATCTAAAACACCTGTGATCCACGCCGCAAATTTTTTAGTATTGTTAAGAATGCCGCTGTCAAATTTGGCGTATCCCTTAAAGTATCTTTCTTTAATAAATCCCGATTTCTTAATCGCGGTATCGGCGTCCAGTATTTCAGCCAAAGATTTACCGACCCCACGAGCATAGTTTGTATATCCCATATCAGCAGCAGCCTGTGGTATATTAAATGGTTGAGCAAGCGCAGAAGATATATTTCCAAGTATCACGTTGGTCTTAACTCTTCTGTTCAACCAGCTCATTGCCCTAAATGTAGTTCTACCTCCAGGAATTAACTCCTGTATCTGTCTATCAAGCGGATTAGTTTTTCCAGCAAGAGAGTTAGCGTATTCTCTTAGAAACCACAAAAAGTTGTTGAGTTTACCAACATCGGCGGGACGAGCTTCTTTGTTAGTAAGTTCTTCTAAATCCTTAGCAAGACTTCTAAACTTACTAATCTCTGGATCTATATGTGTAGCATATGTGGCTTGTCTTAAGTAATTAAGATAGCCCCCAACAGCATCATAATCTGTTTCTCCACCCAACCTTTTTTGCGCAATGGAAAGAAACTTTTGTTTTGGTTTAGTGTATTCAGATATATTTACAAGCTCCGAAGGAATATTTGCTGGAGTATCAAATATATTTAGTAAACCGCCTATGCCCTCGCGCATTTCTTTAAAGTGTCTATAATAATCTTGTCTTTTTGGTATTAGTTTGTCTGGTTGATCTGGATAAATCTGTGCAATTTTGCCATTAACGGTAGTTAATAACTCATCGTACTTTTCTCTGAAAAATTTATCAGCATCAATAACTTTACTTTGGTCGGATTTAGATAGACTCTGCCACTCTTCGTCTGAAATCACACCTTCGCCGTATTTCTGTACTATCCCAGATAGCTTACTGCCTTTTTTAATACCAAATCCCTTTATAACCTTATTATCAAGCTCATCAAGGTATTGGTTTTGCATATCAACAAAATTGTTTTTTGCAGTATCAAAAGGATCTAGTATCAACTTTTTAACCTTAGGGAACTGGTCTCCAAACACTTTCTCGAAATTCCTATAAACATCCTTAAATCCTTTGGCGGTATTGCCAATATCCCGCATGTCTTCTATGCTCCACTGAGACGGGTCTTTGTTTGGTAGAATGCTCGCGATCTCCTCTTTTGCGGAGATACCTCCATAGGCACCTCTAGGCCTTACAACAATATCTTTTGGATCAACTCCTTCTTTAATGGCCTGTTCATAAACAAAATCTCTATTCTTTCCTTTAAATTGAGTAATTACCCTGTTTGTTTCCGCCGCACGAGCTTCTAATTCAGCATAGGTATTCTTATAGCCTTGTTTTCCAAGTAAGTCTGTACTTCCTCCTTTGGAAAAACCTTCTATTGTTTGTATTACATGTTGGTTTTCATGTATCAACGTACCCAACGTCTGAAGATTTGTATTATTGGGATTAAGAGTAATAGTGCCTGAAACCTCATCAAAATACCCGCTGCCTCTAACATTAGGATCAAATCTAACCGCTATGTTTTTAAGATGTGGATATTCCTTAAAAAGTTTTGGGTGTACAAATATCTCATCCAATGTGCCGTAACCTCTATCAACTGCCTCCTTTAAATTACCCCTTTTAAGGTTAGCTTGTTTATCGCTTATGAAGAATCTTATACCTTTGTCCTGAATGTTTGAGTAAGCCCCTTTTTGGGTAAGTTTTTTAGTCAGCTGCTTCTCGCTTAGTCCTTCAAAAGACTTGGCACTCAAACCCCCCATAGTCCCAGATTGATTCATTATTGATTTTATCTGAGGAATAATCGCATCATTGACCTCTACGCCTTGTTTTTTAGCAAACCTAATCGCATCGTCTAACATTTCCTCGTTTCGTTCTCTTATTGCTCCTCTTATTTTTTCTATTGCGTTATTGCTGACTTTCGCACCCTTTTTACCAAAGTTCTTACCAAGAATTTGTCCCACTATTGTATCTATAACAATATCGGAAACAACACCTTCACCGATGTTACCTCCTTCCGCAAAGTTAAGAAACGCTGACATTGTTGTATAAGGTACAGACTGAGAAATCTCCGCTAGTGCCTTCCCGACTATTGGGTTGCCACGAGCATAGAAAGACCCTGCTTCTTTTCCCAAAGCCTGTTGTAAGGGCTTTAAGACCTTGCTTCCCTTTATTACATCTGCACCGCCTGTTAAAAGAGCCTGATCAAAAGCAAAAGAACCTGCGCCTGCATAGTAGGGATCCCTTTCAAATACATCATATTTAGGATTATATAGGGCACTCTTTATAGGATCTAAGCTAAGAGGTCTGTTCTGAAGCCCAGAAATTTTACTACCCAAACCCATTAATGTATTAGCAGTATTTTGGCTAAAATCTATACTTCTCTCCCCCATACCCCTAGAGAAATTTTCAATATAACGTGCCCATTCCAAGGGGTTAGTCAGTCTTTGTGGTGCGGTATTTAGTTGCTGAAGTGTTTGTTTTACACCAGGCACATTATAAAGTGCCTCTGTTCTGGCGTTCCTTCCTTCCGTAAAATTTTTGGCAACATTTTTAGCTGCCGAGCTTATTGCTCTGCTCGTTTCGTTGCCTTCACGAACCTGTTTCGCCGCATAGCTGGCAGCCTGCGGGATTAGTTCGAGGTTAGGCTTTATTCTTTTGTTATAAAGCTCTCTAGCTTCTGAAAGTATACTCATAAACTAACCTCAAAACTTAATCCCACCAGTTTCCGCCTGCTGCTTGTGCTTTTTCTTCTTCCTTCGGCTCTGTTTGACCAAAGATCTTCTGCCAGTCCACTTCTGCAGGATTTTGACCATATAAACCATAAACCCCCGCCAGTCCTTGTGGAGTAAACTGACTTCCTGTAGTTTCAACGGAACTTGCTATTTTACCTATATCGGTAAATCCAAGTTGCGCTTGCTTTATTGTTTCTTGCTGTGCTGCCGCCAAAGCTGCGTTTCTTTCCATTGCCCACTGTCTTAGTTGTTGTTGCTGTAGGGTTACTGCGTCTGCAATATCGGCCATTCTCTGCTGGAAATTTGCCAACACAGAAAGTTTCTGACTTGCTTTAGCACTTCCTGCTTCGTATCTTCTCTGCTCTATCTTACTAAGTTCGTTCCTAAAATCCTGTCTTGCCTGTTCAACTGCGAGGTTCTTCTTTTGCTGTAAATCTGTAACCTTCGCATCGTAGAAATTTCTTACCCTACCAACTTCTCCTTGAATTTCTGTTATGGTATTAGCAAGATTAGTTCTTGCTTCTCCCATGGTTCCTGCGGTCTGTCTTCCTAATAGTTCCCCATAGGCTTGTGCCGCAGATCCACTAAATTGACCGGCACCAGACAAAAGTTCGTTATAAACCTGACGTGCTCTATTAAGAACACTTTCAGTTTCTCCTCTCGCGGTTGTTTCTTGTCCTGCTAGATCGGCAAGTCTTTGTCCTCTTTCAGCCTCTATTTGTGGCACAACCTCCCCGTAACTCTGAGCTATCTGTTGCTCAGTCAAAGGCAACTGTGCCCTAAGGCTCTGTTCCGAAGATCCAAGCTGTCTCATTACATTGTTGTACTCAGATTCAATGGCCGCTCTGAAGGCTTCTTCTTGTTTCTTTGCTGCATCCTCCTGCTTTTTCTTGGAACTTTTTATCTCGCTACTTCTCTGAGCTACCTCATTTCCGGCACTTCCCGCACTGCTGGAAACTCTAGCACCACTAACAACACTTGAAGTTGCGGGTGCCGTTGGGGTTGAAGTTGTTTGCTTCTCTTCCTCGTCCGCTCTGTAATCAGATGCTGATAAAACTGAAGGTGTTTGCAAAGAACCTGTTTTGCCTCCAAATAACTCTGTAATACCGAATTCAGG